CATCAACCCTTAACATTAACATTAAAGGATTCAAATATAAATCAATGGGTTGCTAATGTTCATGAGCTTTCACCAAAATATATGTTTTATGTAGATAGCTATCTACTAGCAGATAAAGGAAGGTGTGAGAATAGAAAAATCTGGATAAATAGAGATCTTGCTAAACATGGTGATCTTCAATTTATATTAAATAATGATCATTACAGACCTTCATTTGAATATCAAGAAACATTTAACATCCTTGCGTCTGATGAAATAAGTGTATTTACAGATGGAACATTTACACCAATCACTGTAAACATAATGTACATGCGTTATCCTAATTACATTAATAAAACAGGATATATAATGTTAAATGGTCTTCCATCTATTGATACAGATTGTGAATTAGAATTATATTTAGAAGATGAACTTCTAGATCTTACAGTTCAAAATTTAGCAATGTATACAGAGAATCAATCTGCTGTTCAAAATGCAGCATACAGGATTCAAACAAACGAATAAACTATTAATTTAAATAAATAAACAATGGCTGATTTTTCATTAACCACGTTATTCGTGGTTCCAGTAGGGCAAACTGCTGTCCCTAGCTCTGGTTCAACTCAAGACCTGACTGCAGGTACTGTGGGTATTTTTAAAAGTAATTATGCATTTGCTACTTCTGCAACTGTTGCTGACTCTCCTTACTTTTATGTTGCACAAGGAAGAGAGAACACTTATCTTCAAGCATCAAAAAGATCTGATAAGATATCAGGTAAATTAAATGCTGGTTCAGGTGCTAACGTAACTGAATGGTACAAAGTAACAGGATGCCCAACTGCGGCAAACCAAATTACTGATGTAACTAACTTCTCTGCACAATGTGGTGATGTAATCACACTTACACTTCGTGCTGACAGTTCTTACCTTAGAACTCTTTATTTCAACGGATTTACACGTTCAGTAACTATCCAAGCACCTTGTTGTGATTGTGGTGATGATCCATGTACTGATGTTGATGACAATGCATTAATTAATCAATTAATTGCAAAATTAACTGCACAAGCTCCTGGTATCAATCCTGACAACATTAGCTTGAACAAATTCTACACATTTGAAAATGTAGGTGGAACTATTCTACGTATCACAGGAAAACCTTTAACAGTATATGGACAACCATGTGATATTGCTGCGTTCCCTTTTGAATATGACAGAATGACTTTCAGAACTTTCGTATACTCTGGTCCAGCTACCACTGCTGACTTTATTGTTGCTGACAACTGTAACATTGTTGCTAACTCTGTTATCACACAACGTTCTTCTTATGCTTCAGGACAAGCTGCAGAATTTATCCAATTGGAGAAAAACTTCTATAGCTACCAAGCTGGTTACTTGAAACACCTTTACAGAATGAATGGTTACAATGAGAACTTTGAGTCTTATGTTTCTGCAGGTGCTACTTATAACTCATTCTATATCAAATTCAATGAATATGATAAGTCTGCTTATCAGTGGGGTGATTATATTATGGAAGATTCTACAGTGATTATTGCTATCCCTCAAGGTGGAAATAATCTTACTGCTAGTTTCCAAGCAATCTTAGAAGCTGCTTTAGGAGATGTTACAGATAATGATCCTAATTGTGTAATCACAACTACTACTACATCAACTGCTGCTCCTAGTACAACAACAACATCTTCTACTAACATTCCTTAAGGATAAGTAGAGAATAATAAATTCCTAGTATCAAGGGGAGATGAGTAAAACACTCTCTCCCCTTTTTATTAACCTTCAAAAACAAACTCATGGCAGATTTAAAATTAGATATACTTGTAATACCTACATATAATGTATTTTCACTTGGAGTGATGGACGCTTCAACCTATCCAATAGATCCACCAGATGTTGAGAGCCCATCTATAAAGATAACTGTTCCTGGATTTGGTGATACAACATTACCATTTGATGTAAATGCATTTAATTTATACACCACTGCAAATCTTGGGATTACTGAAGTGGGTAGCGAACAACCTCTACCTGATGGAATATATAGATTACTGTACACTGTAGCACCTGCATATTTAAATTATGTAGAGAGAACAATAATGCGTACAGAGAAAATACAAGAGAAGTTCGATAGAGCTTTTCTTCAATTAGATTTAATGGAATGTGATAGAGCAATTAAAACACAATCTACTGTTACGTTAAATACAATCAACTTCTTTATACAAGGAGCAATTGCTGCAGGTAACAACTGTGCAGAGTATGAAGCAAATAAATTGTACACTCAAGCAGATAATATGTTAAATAACTTTTTAAGAACCAATTGTGGTTGTTCAGGTAACAACTATCAAATTAATTTCAATTAATCATGGCACAATGTAATTCATGTGGAGCTAATGTAGGATGTGGATGTCAGTTGAAGAATGGACAATGTGCTACATGCGCAGCTAAAAAATAATAAATATGTTAACACCTAGATTAACTAATTGTCCTGAATGTGCAAACATTCCTGATTTATTAAAAAAGATAGATTGTAAATTAGCAGAATATGCTAATGGTCTATATAACAATATTGTATTTATGTTGAATCAAGTTGTTCCTGCTGGAGCAATGATTCAACTTTTGGCGTATAAAAGAATCCTTACATACAAACAATGTAATCCTGATTACCTAAGTGATGTATGCATGGACAAGATTGTGAGCAAGGTGATAAGATTAACATTAAACTGTAAAAGTACTTGTATATATATTGCACCTACAACAACAACAACTACAACAGTAAACTGTGCATTTACAGGCAGTGGTATTATAATTGTATAAAATCAAACAAAATGACATTATTAATAACATTAACAGTAGCTGATATAGACACAGGTCCATTTAATTTATATGCAAATGGAGATGTAAATCCATTTGCAGAATTAATAGAAAAAAGTGTTTTATTAGCAGGATATACATCTACAGCTGTTCCTGATGGTACAACAAGTATTGAAGTAAGATCTGTTAATGAGTTATGTACTAATTTTATACTACTAACAGTGGATGCTACAACTAGTACAACAACTAGCACAACTAGTACAACAACTAGCACAACTAGTACAACAAGTACAAGTTCAACTACAACAACAACTACCACTAATATTTGTGCTGATTGTGTAACAGGAACAGAACTACAAATAGGAACTCAAACATGGTTAGCTTGTAACTTAAATGTAGATACATATAGAAATGGTGACCCAATATATCACGCAACTGACCCAACAGATTGGACAGCTAAAGGAAACGCTGGAATAGGGGCTTGGTGTTATTATGATAACGACCCTGCAAATGGTCCTATTTATGGAAAAATATACAATTGGCATGCAGCCAATGATACTACTCATGGTGGTATAGGTCCTGCAGGTTATCACTTACCATCATCAACTGAATGGGATACTTTATACAGTACAATAAATGCACTATCGCCTGTAGGAAATACTGGAGGTAAGATGAAATCAACGTGTCCTAACCATTGGACTTTTCCTGGATGGCCTACTAATGTAGATGCTACTAATCAATCAGGCTTTAGAGGACTTGGAGCAGGGTTTCGAAACCTTGAGCCTTATCCAGATTTTGGTCCTAGTGGATTTGGATACCTTGGTCTTGATGAAACTTGGTGGGAATCAACAACTTTTGATTCATCACGTGCATATGGTCGCTACTTACGTAAAAATACTGGTATTGCATATAGAGATGACTATCCTATGAGAGATGGTTACTCTATAAGATTAATAAAAGATCAATAAAAAATAAAACCAAATGATAGTATTCTTACAATTAACAACAGCAGGGATAGATTCAGGTCCATTTGATCTTTATTCTAATTTAGATGGATATTCTGAACCTTTTGAAGAAAATGTATCTAGAGATTTATTAGTAGCAGGATATTCAACAACTGTTCCAGACAATGCAATTACAGTTAGAATTACATCTAAAGAAGATTGTATTAGTTCTGTTGATATAACATTACGTGATGTTGAATGTAATTTAGAAGGTTATACAGGAGAGATAACAACTACATCTACTAGTTCAAGCACTACCACAACTACATCTACTAGTTCAAGCACTACCACAACTACAACTACTGTATTAACTTATTCAGTGGGTCAAGCGGCATTAGGAGGTATAATAGCATATATTTTAGAACCAGGAGATCCTGGTTATGATGCAAATGTACAACATGGACTTGTTGTAGCAACATCAGATATTGCAGGTGGTGCACCATGGGGATGTTCTGGAACAACAATTTCAGGAGCTGATGGATTTGCGATAGGAACAGGTAATCAAAATACTATTGATATAATGGCTGGTTGTGCCACTGCTGGTATTGCAGCTAGACTTTGTGGAGATTTAACAGAAGGAGGATATAGCGATTGGTTTTTACCAAGTGAAAATGAGTTAAATAAAATTTTGTTAAACAGCACTACAATTGGAGGTGTTTGGAATTCTGTCTATTGGAGTTCTCGTGAGGGCACTGATGTATATGCGTGGGCTCAGGGTCCATATCTTGGAACGTTCTATGACTTTAAATACTACAGTTATGCTGCTCGTCCTACCAGGTATTTTTAATAACAATATAAAATAAATATAAATATGTCTTGTACAAATTGCTTTAATGGATGCGTTGAAACTGTTTCAGATCAATGTGTTGTATATACAGGAGCTGATGTTCCTTTATTAGGAATTCATACTAATGATTCTTTATTAGTAGTTGAACAATCTTTAATTACATTTCTCATCTCTGCATTAAATGGTTCTGGAACAACAATAGATCTTAGTGGTATAGATGTATGTGCGCTAGTGCAGAACTATCTTCCTTCAGAAGGAGAAATAGTATTAACAGATGTATTAGAAGCTCTTATACTAGCTTCATGTGATATACAAGCACAACTTGATGTTGTAGTCTCTGATATTAGTGATTTAAATAGTCCTTATACAATACCAGTAGATCCTGTAACTGGACCTTGTTTAACAGGAGTTACAAGTTCTTCTGATACACATGATATTGTACAAGCTATAATAGCAAAAGTTTGTACTACTAATTCTTCTGTAGATACAATAGTAGATCAATTGCCATTATTTGTAACAAAATCTGAATTTTGTACACTACTTGCACAGTGCACTAGTAACACTCCAGTAGTAACATTAGCTAGTGATAAAATGCTTCCTTTTGCTGTTGTTCCTTATTATGGTCCTACTAATGGATACCCCACTGTAAATGATACATTTGATAGTGGAGGAGTAGGTACAGGATATTGGGCTAGAGTGTTTATGTGTAATGGACAAAATGGTACACCAGATTTAAGAGGAAGAGTTCCTGTAGGAGCAACAGACACACCAAGCACTATTGATTTTCCAGCACAAACAAATCCTGGAGTTAATGGTAATCCTGTATACACTTATGGACTTACACCAGGAGCTAATGCAGTACGATTAGAATTACCACAAATTCCTGCACATAGTCACATTGCTACATCAACAGTTATTATAAATGATCCAAAACACACACATACATTTGTAAAGAACTGGGGTGAGGTGAGAGGTGGAAAAAGTGATGGTACCAGTGCTCCTAGAGATAGTGGAAATGCTTTGCAACTTAATTCTGAGTCTACAGGATTAAAAGGAACAGGAGCAGGACAAAATGTTTTTGTAAATACCGTTAATACACCTGCTGGACAGAGTGAATTCCATCCAAATGTTCAACCAGGACTTGCACTTTATTATATCCAATATAGACCAGTATAAATATGTCACATTACCCACCTACTCCACAAAGAAAAGCTTGCAACTGTAGTGATCCTTGTATCTCTACAGATGATGTTTACTACGCTGGTCCCAATCTTCCAAACTCAGGAATCAATACTTATAATGTATTAACAGAAGTTATAGAGAAGCTAGATGCTATCTATGCTGTTTCTACAGCAACATATAAAGTGTATACAGCTTTGTTAACGCAAATTGATGAAAATGCCCCTGTTCCTACAGTATTAGAAAATACATTAGGAGGAACAGTTGATTGGACTAGAGAAGAGGCTGGTAATTATATAGGCACTTTAAATGGTGCGTTTCCTGAGGGTAAAACTGTTTGTTTTTATACACATGATGGTTTTAATGGTTCTACAGGATATGGCGGTTTAGTAAGAAATAATTCTAACAGTGTATGGATGACTTTTAATAATGGCACTGGTACCTATATAGATACACAAGGGCAATCAGATTCAATAGAAATAAGAGTATATAATTAAATAGCTATATTATAAACTTTAATTAATTGCAACACACTGTAAACTAATTTATAATAGTTAACTTTGTATACAATAAGAATATATATTTTATTACTTAAAATTTAAAAAATGAGAGCAAATTCACAACAAATAGGTCAAAGTCAGAAAGTTAAATTGCTTTCTACTATTTCTAAACAGATAGAACAATTGACAAAAGTCATAGGTAGGAATACTATTACAACAACCACTACAACCACCACTGTAGTTTAATTATATAAAATATAAAAAAATGGCAACACCAAGTAAACAAATAGGATGGGGAGCAGAAGAAAATCTTTTATCATTTATTTCTAAACAATTAGGATATTTAACTAATGTAGCATATAACTCAGGTAGTAATAGTAGTACAGGACCTCAAGGGCCTCAAGGAATACAAGGTATTCAAGGAGTTCAAGGGACTCAAGGTCTAATTGGTATTCAGGGAGAAACAGGTGCAACAGGACCAACAGGAGCTCAAGGTGTTCAAGGAGATCAAGGATTATTAGGACCTGTTGGACCTGCAGGTTTAAACTGGCAAGGAGTATGGACATCAGAAACATCTTATGTAGAAGATGATGCAGTAGGTTATAATGGAGCGTCTTGGTTTTGTATATTACCCACATCTGGAACTACAACTCCAGATTTAGATACAACAAACTGGGCACTATTAGCTTCACAAGGAGCACAAGGACAAGCAGGATTAAATGGAGTAGTAGGAGCTACAGGTTCAACTGGTGCACAAGGAACTATAGGACTAACAGGACCTGAAGGACCTCAAGGAGTTCAAGGTGCTCAAGGAGAACAAGGGATTCAAGGTATTAAAGGTGTTAAAGGTGATAAAGGGGATCAAGGTATTCAAGGAAATCAAGGAGACCAAGGAATTCAAGGTGTTCAAGGACCTTCTGGAGTAGATGGTGCTGTAGGTCCTGCTGGATTAGAGTGGCAAGGTGCATGGGTTTCAGAAACATCTTATGTTGCAGATGATGCTGTTGGATATGATGGAGCTTCTTGGTTCTGTATACTTCCTACTTCAGGAACAACTCCTCCAGATTTAGATACAACACATTGGGCATTACTAGCTTCTCAGGGAGCTCAAGGTGCTCAAGGGATACAAGGAATTCAAGGACTTACTGGTGCTCAAGGACCTGCAGGTAGTCTTGTACCTATAACTGCAAGTGCTCCACTTACAGGTGGAACTATAACAACAACTGGAACAATAGGAATTAATCAAGCAACAGCAAGTGTTAGCGGATATTTATCTTCAACAGATTTTACTACATTTACAAATAAAGCAAATGTAAATTCACAAACATTTACAGGTACACCATCACTTCCTATTGGAACTACGGGAGTAACACAAGCTGTCGGAACAAACAATACAACATTAGCTACAACAGAATTTGTTACAACAGCAGCAAATAATAGACTAGTAGTTGAAACAACATTAGGATATGGACTAACAAATGCAGATAGTGGAGGAATAATTATATTCAAGACAACAGCTGCTCAGACATTAACAATACCTGCTGGACTTGCTGATGGATTTGAGTGTACATTTGTTACCTTGGCTGGTGTAACATTAACAGTATCTGCTGGCTCAAATGTATTAAATAATGCCATTAGTACTTTATTAGCACCACAATCAAGTTTTACATTAAAGAGAATGATAGCAGCAAACACATTCATAGCAACAGGAAACCTATAATTATGAATAACTTAGCATTCCAAATATACGGAACAAAAAAAGCAACTCCCTTTCAATCTGTTTGGAAGACAGATAATATTGCTCTAGGAGGTGAACTAGCTAATAAAACAGCATCAACGTTACCTTCTGATTGGGCACTTGCACCTGGTGGAACAAATCTATTAACAGGGGGATATACTCATAATGGTTCAGGTTCAAATAGTTTATTATTTTCAATTGGTAATGCTGCATTTCAGAATTATCAAATAATATGTACGCTTTCAGCAGGTTCAACAGGTTCAGTTGTAATTAGATTGGGAAATGTGTCTAGTGCTTCGTTATCTAATTCTAGTACTACAATAATCCTAACTCCAACAGCTGGTTCAGGTACACTAACAATTACACCAGTGAATTTTGTTGGAACTGTATC